CTGACCATTGAGAATAATGAGGCATATGACAACGGCACACAGCTTACCAACAATTACGCCGGGTTCCGAGTACTGAGTTCAGGATCAACGGCGGCATCATATGGACGACACTGCATCCGGTTTAATCGTAGCTACAACACCGGAACAGTTGGGCAGCGATGGGGGATGCGTCTTGAGCAAGGAAGCGGCACTGTTAGCAACTCGCTGGTGCAGTTTAATGACATGTTTGGCAATCTTCAGGTAGCGCAGTTATTTACTACTTGGAGTGGATCAGGAAACCGAATTTCAAATAACACTGGATATGTTACAGAGAACAGGGGAACTGCAATTGTTTTGGCTGGCAATACAACAGTCACTGTGCCACATGGCTGCTCAACTACGCCAGCAGCAAGCCAAGTTTCTATTACTTCTCTCAGCTCGCTAAATGCAGGAACGCTTTTTAACGCAGGAACTCCGAATTCCACGCAGTTCGTAATTACTTTATCTTCTGCGCAAGCCAACGATCGAACATTTTCTTGGCAAATTCAGCAATAACAGAAAACTTTTTCACACTCGCCGCAGGTGGTGCAACGTGGAACGCATATATTGATAAAAGTAACACCGATGCAGGCAACAATGATGGATGGGATTTCGGGGCTTCCCCGCAAGCATCGTATGAAATAACATACCGACTTCGATCTTTTAGCACACCAAGGAGATTCTAATGGCAAATAATTTGCTTAAAGTTGTCACAACCTGTTTAGGCTATCAGCAAATTACTAGCCTAAGTGCGTCCACTGGTTTTACACTACCGTCAACTGACCCCAACGGGTTAAACTGCACTCCTGCCGTTGCATTGATTATTGCTGAAACGCAAGGTGTTCGCTGGCGTGACGATGGAGTAGCACCTACTGCGTCCGTCGGTATGCCGCTCGCTACCGGCATTCCCTTGCAATATGATGGCGATTTGAGCAAAATCCGTTTTATTGAACAAGTTGCCGGTGCTAAACTGAATATCAGTTATTATCGGTAATAGTTGAATCAAACTGTACCGGCCCAGTAGACCGGGGTTCCAGTGGAACATGCGATGAACGATGAAGTCCAAAACCTAGCGGAAGTTGACTCCGCGCTAGCCCCTGCAACGACGGCCGTTGCGGATCAGGCACATGACGCGCCGGAAGTCGCGAATCAAAGTGCCGAGACAGCGGAAGAGAAAAGATTTACTCAAGCTGAACTCGATGCGATGATTGGCAAACGCCTCGCAAGAGAGCAACGCAAGTGGGAACGTGAACAGCAAGCCAAGCAAGCAGAGATGCAAGTGAGGCAATCGGTGCCAGCGGAACTTCCGTCGGCGGATCAGTTTGAGTCTCCCGAGGCTTATGCGGAAGTATTGGCCGTAAAGAAAGCCGAAGAACTGATTGCGCAACGCGAGATTCAAAAGCAACGTGCTCAGGTTGAAGACGCCTACGCTGAACGTGAAGAAGAAGCTCGTAATAAGTATGACGACTTTGAACAAGTCGCTTACAACCCGCAGCTTCGAGTCACTGATGTAATGGCTGAAACAATTAAAGCATCTGATCTTGGACCTGATCTGGCTTATTGGCTAGGCAGCAATCCTAAAGAAGCTGAACGCATTTCGCGCTTGTCGCCACTTTTGCAAGCACGTGAAATTGGGAAGATTGAAGCCAAACTTGGCGCCGAGCCTCCCCAGAAGAAAACAACGTCTGCGCCTGAACCGATTCGTCCAGTAAGCGCCCGTGCTGTAAATCCCGGTGTTATTGACACTACCGATCCTCGGTCTATCAAGACCATGAGTGATTCGGAATGGATTGCCGCCGAGCGTCAACGACAAATTGCAAAGATGCAGGCACTCCGCAATCGTTAAATAGGACTCTCAATCATGGCAAATAGCCTTCTTACCATTGACATGATCACACGTAAAGCTCTGGAAATTCTAGAGAATAATCTTGTGATCACCCGCAACGTAAACCGCCAATACGATGACAGCTTTGCTGTTGAGGGCGCGAAAATTGGTTCTACTCTGCGCATTCGCCTGCCCGATCGCGCTCTTGTGACCGACGGTGCTGCTCTGCAAGCCCAAGACGACAACGAACAGTTCACCACTTTGACTGTTGCGTCGCAAAAGCATGTCGGCATCAATTTCACATCTGCCGAACTGACAATGCAGTTGGACGATTTTGCAGAGCGTGTCTTGAAGCCACGTATCAGTCAGTTGGCCTCCACTGTGGACGCTGATGTTGCCAACGCATTTAGGCAAATCGGTAACTCGGTTGGTACTCCTGCTGCTGCTCCTAGCACTGCCTTGGTTTTGCTGCAAGCCCAACAGAAACTGAACGAAAACGCAGCAACTATGTCGCCGCGCTACGCTACCGTGAACCCTGCCGCCAACGCTGCGCTGGTTAACGGCTTGTCTGGTTTCTTCAATCCTCAAGATGTAATCTCCCGCCAGTTTAAAAATGGCATGATGGGTGAGAACGTATTGGGCTACGAAGAAGTCAACATGAGCCAGTCGATCAAGTCCTTCACTGTTGGCTCACGTACTGCTACCGGTGGAAGCACTTCGGCTGCTGTAACTGCTGAAGGTGCTGCCACTATCGCAATTACCGGTGCTGGTGCTGGTGCTACTGTTAAAGCTGGTGACGTGTTCACCGTGGCTGATTGCTTTGCGGCTAACCCGCAAACCCGTGAATCCACAGGCTCGCTGTTCCAGTTTGTTGCTCTGGCTGATGTAACTTTGGGCGGCAGCGGCGAAGGTAACATCACTGTTGCTCCGATCTATTCGGCAGGCAACGCTCTTGCTACCGTGGTAAGCCTGCCGGGTAACAGCAAAGCCGTGATCTTTATTGGTGCTGCTTCTGGTACTTACGCTCAAAATCTCGTGTATCACCGCGACGCTATTGCGTTTGCAACCGCCGACTTGCTTCTGCCGCAAGGTGTAGACATGGCAAGCCGTGCTGTTCACAACGGTATCAGCCTGCGTGTGGTTCGTCAGTACGACATCAACAACGACCGTATGCCATGCCGTGTTGACGTTCTGTACGGTTACAACACGATCCGTCCGCAAATGGCTTGCCGTATCTGGGGCTAATCTGAAACGCTCCCGGGAAACCGGGAGCATTCCGAATTGAATACTGAAAGGAAATTATCATGGCTCTTCCTAATGGTGGTGGTGGTTATCAAGTCGGCGCGGGCAATCCGTCCGAGGCTCAACTGATTGTTCAAGCTGCTCCGACTGATGTGACAGGTGATGTAACTCTAACTGGTGCCCAACTAGCCACTGGTCTGTTTGTTGTTGACACCGGCGCTGATGCTACAGCTACGCTGCCCACGGTTGCTCTGACCGAGGCTGCTGTTCCAAACGCCGAAAAAGTAAATGCCGCTTTTGACTTCTCGGTCTGCAACAAAGACGCCGCTTATCAAGTGACGATTGCTGTGGGCACCGGCTGGACTTTGGTCGGCAACATGGTTGTTCTGGAAAACACATCTGCCACGTTCCGCGCCCGTAAAACCGGTGCTGGTGCTTGGTCGCTGTACCGCATCGCAGGTTAATCTAGCGGTTCTCGAAACGGGGCTTCGGCCCCGTTTTTATATGGAGATTTGAATGAACATTGTTCTTGTGCACCCTATTCATGGTGCCAAAGTCGCAATCAATGAACTGGAAATAGAACAAGATGTCAAAAACGGGTGGACGGAGTACAATCCCGATACGCCAGTCGAACCTTCGACAGTAGCGGCACCTGAGCCGGTTGCTGAAGCGCCCAAGCGCAAGTACACCCGCAAAGTGACCCAACAACCCATCGAACAGCCCAACGAAGTCCCCGATTTTCTGACTTCGGTAAGCGACGAATCCGAAGGAAACTGATATGGCAACGACCGCTGGCGATCAAATTAATCGGGCTTTGCGTATGCTCGGTGTATTAGCCGAAGGGGAAACTCCGTCAGCGGCAACCAGTCAAGACGCTCTTTTAGCGATGAATCAAATGATCGACTCGTGGAACACCGAGCGATTGTCTGTTTACGCTACTCAAGATCAAGTATTTAGTTGGCCCGCAGGCGAGATTCGTCGCACCCTTGGCCCCACTGGTGACTTTGTGGGCAACCGCCCCGTGTTGCTTGATGATGCCACGTACTACCGCGCCCCCAGTGGTGTGTCGTACGGCATTAAGTTCATCAATCAAGACCAGTACAACGGCATCGCGGTTAAAACAGCAACGTCTACTTTTCCGCAAGTCATTTTTGTCAATGAGACATTTCCCGATGTCGAGATGTTTGTTTACCCCAAGCCCACACAGGTTTTGGAGTGGCATTTCATTTCAGTGCAAGAATTGACGCAGCCTGCTACGTTATCAACTGAATTGCATTTTCCACCCGGGTACATGCGGGCTTTTGCTTATAACTTGGCAATGGAGATTGCGCCCGAGTTTGGTGTGGAGCCTTCACCGCAAGTGCGGCGTATTGCTATGACAAGTAAGCGCAATCTCAAACGCATCAATAATCCTAACGACGTAATGAGTTTACCGTACGGTGTTGTGGCAAATAAACAACGATTTAACATCTACGCCGGAAACTTCTGATGAAGACTCCGATTCTCGGTTCCGCATACGTGGCTCGCAGCGTCAACGCTGCCGATGCCCGCATGATCAATTTGTTTCCTGAACTCGTTCCCGAGGGCGGTAAAGAACCTGCGTTTTTAAATCGTGCGCCCGGTCTTAAGTTGAAGATATCTGTAGGGTCTGGACCAATTCGCGGAATGTGGGTTTTTGGTGGCAACTTGTACGTGGTTAGCCGCAACAAGCTGTACAAAGTAGA